GGCGGGACGAGTCGGGGCGTGGCCTGGTAGGCAGGCATGGTCCGGCCCGGTTCGGCATCGCACGGCGGGTCATGTCAGGGCAGCCGTGGCAGGGCAAGGCTAGGTGGGCTCGGCAGGGCTCGGCGTGGCGAGGCAGCCAAGGCTTGGCTCGGCTGGCAGCGCACGGCAAGGCCTGGCAAGTCTGGGCAAGGCGTGGCTGGGCAGGCTCGGTGGGGCAAGTCCGGTCATGGCTAGTCATGGCGGGGCGGGTCCCGGCTCGGCAGGCACGGCATGTCCTGGTACCGCAGGGCATCGCAGGTCGCGGCAGGCATGGCTTGGTTTGGTGCGGCCGGGTCCGGTACGGCGGGGCAGCCTCGGCATGGCTGGGTTGGGCATGGTCGGCAGGGTGTGGCACGGCAGTCGTGGCTTGGCCCGGGTGGTCCGGCACGTCTCGGTTCGGTGCGGCAGGGCAGGGCAGTCATGGCTCGGCAGGGCACCGTGCGGTGGGGCTAGGTCCGTCCGGGCTCGGCTGGGCGAGGTACGGCAGGCGCGGCAAGGCTTGGTGCGGCTCGGCAAGGCTGGGTGAGGCAAGGCAGGGCAGTCGCGGCGCGGCTAGGCCAGGCAGGGCACCGCTCGGCCCGGTAGGGCTCGGTTCGGCAGGCACGGCTGGGCATGGCAATGCTTGGCGAGGCTCGGCTCGGCAAGGCAGGCAAGGTAGGGCTCGGCGAGTCCCGGTGCGGCCCGGTTGGGCGGGCACGGTGTGGCTTGGCTCGTCTGGGTACGGCTCGGTAGGGCTCGGTTTGGCAGGCTGGCACGGCTGGGCATGGTCTGGCCAGGTGGGGCATGGCAGGCGAGGCGCGGTTGGTCCAGGCAGGGCAACGCAGGGCTCGGTCGGGCAGGCGTGGTTTGGTTGGGCCCGGCGTGACGGGTCACGGCGGGGCGACGCAGGCTTGGCGGGGCTCGGTGCGGTTGGGCGGGCCACGGCGAGGTGAGGCAAGGCGGGCAGGGTTTGGCCTGGAGTGGCACGTCTTGGCTGGGCAAGGCGGGCAGGGTGCGGCACGGTAGGGCAGCGGCATGGTGCGGCGTGGTGCGGCGGGGCAGGCATGGCTCGGCACGGCTCGGCTTGGCAGGTCGGGTCTTGGTGTGGCTTGGCGTGGTTCGGCAGTCAGGGCAAGGCTCGGCCCGTCAGGGCGGGTCAAGGCTTGGCGTGGCTCGGCAGGCACGGCATGGTGGTCAGGGCACGGCGTGGATGGGCATGGCTCGGCATGGCTCGGTGAGGCTGCCAAGGTGCGGCATGGCACGGCGGTACTTGGCCGGGTTCGTCTCGGCGTGCCAGGCGAGGCCCGGTTGGGTTGGGCGGGGCAACCCTTGGCAGGGCGCGGCAGTCCTGGTTCGGCGTGGCAAGGTTAGGCTAGGCGTGTCGCGGCTTGGCATGGCAAGGCGGGATTGTCCCTCATCGTGGCGACTCGCAGGATGTCGGACAACGAGTGTGCAGACAGGTTCTCCATCCGGTACCGGTCCATCACCACCAGGTCGACTCCCGTCGACCGGAAGGCGGTCCACCGGGTTTCGTCGCGGTCGTCTTCAACACCTTTGATTTCGATCGCAACGCCGGTGCGACCGACCCATGCCTGGACGTCGGGCAACCAGAAGTCTGGCGCGTACCACCGATCCAGGTATTCTGGGTCGTAGGCAACACCATGATCTCGGTCGAACCGTTCGATCGGGATCTTCGCGATCTTGCACGCGCCGTAAAAGAACGCCTCCCAGGCACTGTCGAACACAACATCGTCATCGCGCAACACGATGTGATGCTTCTTCTTGGTCTCCTTGTTGGCACACGCAAGGCTGCAATAGATCTTGGCATTACGAGAGTTCTTCCGGCGGGTGAATTCAGTGCCACACACGCGACACGTGTATGAACCCCACTTTTCAGGATTGGGTTGTCGCCTCGGGCTAAATCGAGCACGACACTCCATGTCGCAATATTTCTTCGAATAGACGTACCGCTGGCCCGGTCTCGGTTGGATAGAACGACCACATGGACAAACTGGCGGCTTATACCCATGACTGGCTCGATACGAAGCGCCACGGATTAGCGCGGTGGCTTTGTTCGAGCAATCTTTCGAACAAAATCGACGATCCCTCTGAGCTTTGGCTTGGGTGACTTCGAATCGGTTATCGCAACCGTCACGTTGACACGTCTTCGAAGTCGTTGGAGACGGCGGCCGAGGCATAAAACGATACTACCCCTTCACCATCGAATGGGAAGGGGTAGTAACGTAAAACTATGGTCTCACGGCTTGGTAACAGCCGCTATGCCTCTCGGGTTGAGAACCAATTGGCAAACCATTTCGTCGAACACCCAACCGCGCAGGAAGCGCGCCACCTGGTGGTTCTCCTCCACGTCCAAGCTGTACAGGACCGGGAAGACGCCGAGGAAGTTCGGCTCGGGCAGCAGGTAGAGCGACTTTTGCGGCACCATGATCGAGCGCTGCACCTGGAACTCGCCGAAGCTGGTGATCGTCTCACCGGCCACCACGCGGTCCTTGAACGCCCAACCGGTGGTGTTGATGTCCCACTTGAAGAAGTCCCGGTAGTCCATCGGGTTGACCAGCATGCGGCTGGACACCAGCTCGTGCATGTCGGTCTGCGCGACCGCCTGATAGAACGAGGCCGGGGTGTAGTAGCCCGAGGTCTCCGACACCGTGTGGTTCGGGGTGATCACGTGGTCCGGCCGGGTCGCGTAGTTGGTCAGCGCCGCCTGCAACACGATGATCAGCCGGGAGTCCTCCTGCTTGAGGATGGACTGCTTGGTCTCGTCCTGCGCCTGCTCGACGGCGTTGATGCGCAGGTACATCAGGTCTTCCTTGCGGATCTGGGCCTGCGACGCGATGCGGTAGAAGTCCACCCGCACCCGCTTGCCCTCGAAGATCGTGATGTCGACTTCGCCCTCGTTGCCGGACAGGATGAAGGCCTGGCCCAGGTCGTCCCACACGTCGTACTCGACCGGGGTGCCCGGCGTGACCGGGTCCTCGACCAGCACGTTGCGGGTGATGCCCTGATAACGCAGCTTGAGCTGGATCGGGCCGATCATGCCGACACCGAGCCGCTTGAAGCCGGAGACCTCGTCGGAGAGCACCCGCGCGATGGCCTGCAGCTTCTGGTTGTGGGTGGCTGTCTTGCCCTGGTGCCTGGCCATGATCTGGGCGACGTAGTCGTCCGACTTCATCGGGACCTGGACGCCCTGCGGGACCATCAGCTGGGTCATTGCGCTTCTCCTGATTCTCGGGCCGGGAACGATGGTCCGGGCGTCTTAGCTGCTCGGCAGCCCGCCGATGGTGATCACTGAATTGGCCCCGGTGCCGGACACGTTGAGCAGCCGGGCCACCGCCTTGGTGCCGATGCCTGCACCGGTGCCGATCGCCAGCTGGCCCTGCTTCGCGCCGCTGGTGTAGGCGAACACCGGGGTCATCGCACCTCCGCCCGCCTCGGCCCAGGCCAGCGTGGTGTCGAAGGCCGGAGGCAGCACCTGGAACTCCGCATCGGGATCGAGCACCCACACCGCGCAGGCGTTGATGCCTGAATCGGTGATCTGACGGATCCCGAGGGTGGGGGCCTCGAAGAAGTCCGACAGGCCGTACGGGTCGCCGGAGCCGAGCGGCGCGACCAGCTGGCCCGCGTTCTTCTGCATCGCCATGCCGGGGTAGATGTCCACCGTGAACGCCCACGCCGGGTCCAGGAACATGCCCTTCGGGGTGGCCTGGGTGTTGGCGTAGAGCGGCCGGATGGTGCGCTTCATGTAGTTGAGGTTGAGTGGCGTCCTCAGCATTGTGATCTTTCCTCTCTACGCCGTTGCTATTGCTTGGCGGGTAGCACGGTCAGCTGGACAGGGCTTGCTCGGAGAGGAAAACCAGCGCCAGGTCGGCGTCCTCGGCGTCCGGCCGCGATGCGGTGCGCAACCCGGCCGAACGGGTCATCGGCGGAACGGTGCGGCCCACCCCCGGAGCCGGGCGCGGCGGCACTCCGCGCGGCGGTGGCTGCTGCTGGCGGCGCGCCGCACTCGCCTTGATCACGTTGGACAGCGTGGCGATCTCGGCGTTGATCGCCGGGACGTCCAGCTCGGCGGCGATGCGCTGCGCGATGGCCAGGTCCTCGCCGTCCTCGATGTTGGCCGCGATGCGCAGCCTGGCCAGCCGGATCGAGGCCATCGTCTTCAGGTCCCCGCTGCCGCCGTTGACCGAACCGGTGCGCTGCGCCTGGGCGAAGTCACCGCCGAGCGGGAACGCGGTCTGCGGGTTCATCGGGTTGCCCACCCGCACGTCCACGTTGGTCTTGGTCTCGCTTAACGGGCGCGGTCCCTGGGTGCCGTCGATGGGCCGGGTCACGTCGACCAACTGGCGCAGTGGCGGCGCGCCCACGTCTTGACCGGGCGTGTACGCGGTGGAGACGGCGTCGGCGGCCACGTCCTGGGTGGACCCCGGCACCATGCCCGGCGCGGTGACGTCGGCGAACGCCTCCGGCGTCTCGGCCTGCACGGTGGACTCGGTCGGCGGTTCCGGCGCGGGCTCGGGCACCGGCTGGGCCGGGTTCTGCTCGTCGGCCCGCTTGCGCAGCATGGCCGAACGCACCAGGGTGTCCACGTCGGGGCCGAGATGCTGGGCGATCGCCTGCAGACCGTAGGTCAACCGCTGGATCTGGCTGTCCTTGGCGGCGAGCCGCCGCTGCAGCTTCAGGTTCTCGTGCTGCTGGTGCTCGACCAGGGCCTGCAGCTCGGCCAGTGCCGCCAGTGCCTTCTGCATGTCGTACCCCTTCGATGGTGGTCGGTACTTCGAGGTCGCGGACCGGCTGGCAACAGGACGACGTCTGCGCTTGTCTTCCTCGTCCTCCTCGTCTTCGTCGTCTGGTTCCCCGTCCTCGTCTTCCTCGTCCTCGTCGGCGTCTTCGTCCTCGTCCCCGCTGGGCACGTCCTGGTCCTCGGCCTGTTCGCCGGGCAGCCCCTCGGTGGCCTCGTCCTCGGC